TAAATTATGGTAATAGTGTGAATGCAATTGGTTCAGGTTCTGCAAATGGGAATTTAGGCAGCAATGTAAATGCATTTGGTAATACTGCAGGATTAAATAATAAATTCTCAAATGTTACTTTATTAGGAGAAAAGGCATCAGCAGACAGTACAAATCAAATGGTATTTTCTTTAATGAAAGAAGTAGATAATGTAAATAAAAATGCTCGGATTGATTTTAATTGTATTAATAATGATAGAAAGTTTTCATTACCAAATAGTAATGGATATTTTATGATAGCTAAACAAACGCAAATAAAAACTGGAGGCGAATTTTATGAAGGTAATGATACTATTTTTTATCCGGGTAATTATGAATACGTAAGTTTAAACGATGACAAAGCAAATTATAATTTATATTTACCTAACCCAACAGATATTTGTTTGACAGATGGACAAAGATTAATAATTACAAATATAGCTACGGATACTGGTACATTTTCATTTGCTCTTCATTTAGACCAAACGTATCCAATATATTATAAAGGTACAAGTTTTCCAGTAACCACTATATCTCCCGGGGAAACCGCTGAATTTTATTCTGATGGTGTTGCATGGAGAAAAATTACACCACTTACAGAACCAATTCATAATGTAAGTATGGATAATATGGATTATGTTATTCCATCAACTGGTACATATAACATTACTTTTGCTAGTAATGGGCCTACCCTATGGTTACCCGTTGCTTGCGATATGGATGGTAGCAGTATAATTATAAGAAATGCACAAGGAGCAGGTTTTGCTCTTAATACTATTAGTGGTTATGCAAATTGTCCTTTTCAAGATATAATAAATTGGCATAATAATATTATTTCATCGTTAAATTCATATAGCGTATCAACATTTATGTCAATTAATGGGCAATGGGTACAAATTAGTGAACAACATTAATATAAAAATAATTAAAGTATATTTACATATAAAATCGTATAAAAATGGCAAAAATTAGTCCGGTAGTTTACCCATCACTTGGTACTGCCACAGATTTATTCTTGAAAGTTTCTGCTTTCGACATGGAGGATGACAAAGTTTCTTTCTCTTATTTTATAACTTCAGATGATCCAGTTCCTGCACTTAGAGGAATGTCAACGTACAAGGGCAAAAAGATGCTTTTAAACGGCACTTTGGATATGGATGCTACTGATTATGCTAATTGGGGTGCAGACAACAATTATTGCATTGAATGGGCGGCTAACAAACTTGGTTTAACTCTTTTAACTTCAGTTGATGGATAATCACAATCACTCTCCGTTCTCAGTATTGATAACCATTATGACAACTGTATTGTCTTGGTTAACATTGCTAAATGCACAATATTTTATGTCTTTTGTTCTTACTTGCATCGGTATTGTTAGTGGTGTTTTCGCCATTCGATACTACTATTATGCAGGTAATGAAAAAAGAGAAATCTTAAAAAACAATAAAAATGAAAAGTAATAAAACAACAACCCTTGGAGCTATCATGGCCGTAATAGTATCGTTAAAGCCCATTGTTGATGGAACAGGATACCATTTAGATAAAAAAACAATTACTGAATTAACTTTTGCTGCTTGTGTAGCACTTTATGGTTACTATACTAAAGATCACGATGTGACTGGTAAGCCGTAAAAAAAAGAAAGGCTTGTAGAAACAAGCCTCGTACTAATTATCCAATACCTATGAAAAACTACAAGGCAAATATACGAATTATGAAATACTTACCAATTTTATTTTTAATTTTTGGATGTTACACTCAAAAAAAGGCTACAAAGCAGGTAAATAAGACCCAATTAGAGTATCCTGAAGTTATAGCTCAGAAGTGCAAGGATTTATATCCTTGTAAAATTATTTCATACAAGAAAGATTCAAGCGAATACTTTGAGTTTATGAGAGCAATTGATGATCTTAATAATTTCTATTTGTCATCCATAGGAGTAAAATCTGATACAGTTACAATGCTTGACACAATACTCGTTTATAGGAATTGCCCTAAAGCGATTATTAAGTACCGAGAATTGATTAAAAATGTTCCGGCTATACATGACACAGTTAAAATAATAGATGAGGCAGAATTGTTTGTATTGTCATCACAAATAAAAACATTGCAGGATAAGGTTAGTAAAACTAATGAAAAAAGAATAAAGACTATATGGTTTTCAGTATGGATTTTATTTGCTCTTTTAATATTATTAATTGTAAACTTTTTAAAAGATCGTGAATCCATCTAAAAATTGCATAAACCTGATTAAAAAGTGGGAATCATTTAGTAAAGATGCTTATTTGTGTCCAGCTAAAAAACCTACAATCGGTTACGGCAGTTGTATGTGGAGTGATGGAAAAAAAGTTAAACTTGGAGAAAAAATTGATTTAGTTAACGCAGAGAAACTGCTTACATGGGAACTCAACAACAAGAAGATTGGCTTAGCAAATCTTAAACTATCCCAAAATCAATTCGATGCACTTCTTTCATTTATTTATAATGTTGGCCTTGGAAATTGGAACAAAAGCACTTTATTAAAAAAGTGCAAAGTAAATCCTGATGACCCTACAATCCACGATGAGTTTTTAAGGTGGGTTAATAGGGGTAGTTCATTTGAGAAAGGTTTAACAAGAAGAAGAATGGATGAGAGTGCATTATACTTCAAAATATGACAGAAAAAGACTTACGCACAAAGAGAAGAAGATTGTTTTTTGATATAGAAACATCTCCTAACATTGGCTTATTTTGGGAAGCAGGATATAAGAAAAATATTGACTACTCCAACATTATAAAAGAACGAGCAATCATCTGCATTTGTTACAAGTTTGAGGATGAGAAAGAAGTAGGATATTTAACTTGGGACTCAAAGCAAAGTGACAAAAAACTTTTAGAGAAATTTATTCCAATAGCAAACTCGGCAGATGAACTCGTAGGTCACAACTCCGATAATTTTGATTTAAAGTGGGTTCGCACAAGATGTCTATTTCATAAAATAGATATGTTTCCAAATTATACAACAATAGATACACTTAAAATAGGAAGAGCAAAATTTAGATTTAACTCAAACAAGCTTGATTACATTGCGAAGTTCTTGGGGATGGGTGGTAAGATTAAAACTGAATTTGGGCTTTGGAAGGATATTGTTTTGAATAAGGATAAAGCAGCAATGGCTAAAATGGTTAAGTATTGTCAACAAGATGTAAAATTGCTTGAGAAAGTATTTAAGGAATTTAATAATCACACACTTAATAAAACTCATTATGGAGTTATATTTGGTGGTGATAGAGGAACTTGCCCAGAGTGTGGATCGGATGATATACATCGCAATTGCAGTAGAGTCTTAGCGAGTGGATTAAAAAGAATACAATATCAATGTAAGACTTGTCATAAATACCATACAAAAACAGATAAATAATGAAAGCAGTTACAAAGGTTAAATTGGACACATATCATTGCAATGTTGTTTTTATTGTAACCAATGATTTGAATCATCACGTTAATAGTATTTATAAAAAATTAAAGTCAAAAGAATCCTTCAATGGTGAGGCTGAAGGAATACTTTTGACTCTTGATATTGACAATTATTATGTCTTATTTGATGTATGCTATTTAAGTCACAATACTATTGCTCATGAGATATATCATTGCGTTGTAAAAGTGACTGAGGATAGAGATATTGTGGATGAGGAAGCACAAGCTTGGTTAGCAGGTTATTTGACTCAGAAAATGTATGATTTTGTACAAAAAAAGAAATTTACTATAATTAAAAGTAAGTAGATTTGTATTCTCTCATAGTAGATTAAATTGGTGTCCGGCCTTCGTTTCTACGAGGGCTTTTTTTATTTAACCAATCCTTTTAAAAGCATTAATGTAAATGCCAATAATAAGCAAACTGCTAATATTGTAAATAAATCTTTTATTATTTGTTTCATATAATGGAAAATAATCTATAAAAACTATCTTTTAATGGAAAATAATCGGCATTTTATACCCGATAATGTGTGAAAATTCATTCATTATATCGGATTATAACCGATAAGGTATTATATTTCCGACATAACTTGTCATTAAATGCACATCTTACCTTGCAAAAAGTGTAACATATTGCACTTTATCATTGCAAAAAGTGTTATTTTCTATTCCATCTAAATTGCTTTGTATTACCAAGTTGCCTATTCTCAGACCACTCTAAGTTCAACTCAAACAACTGGCTACTAACTTCAATAGCTTTTCTAAATCTCTTTAAACTATAATCTTTTTTATCCAGTTCATTCTTTTTTAGGAAGCCATTAAACTCTTCAGTAAGTAAATAATGGTTATCACTAAGATCCATTTGCTTATCTAAGAAAAACTCAAGAAATTCTTCACCAAATGATAGTTTAATATGCTTTCTTTTAAGTTTCTCTGAATTGTCAACATCTCTGATTCCAACTTCCAAATAAAGGCTTACACAAAAGAACATTAAGTTGTAAAATCTATTCCATTCATCGTTATCCCATCCATCAAACAACTTGTGACCAAAATAGTCAAGTGGTGTTCTTTTTGAGTTAAAGAAACTTGAAAATTCAAATACTCTTTGCCTTCTTTTTGCGTGTTCAGCATTCGCTGCGATGGAGTAGTTCGTTGTAAAGGCAATTTTAGGCGATTCTGAGTAAGATAAAAATAACTCATCCTTATTCTTCTTCTCTACTGTCATCCCCTCTGTAATGGTCGGATAATACTTCTCAAAGTCAACATTCTTTGGGCAATCCTCAATAACAACCATTTTTGTTCCCAATGTCACCCTTTGGAATGCAAATGATTTGTCTGGTTTAAAGTTTTTCCCATCGATTCTAACTGTTGGAATCAACTCAGATATTGCTTTGAAAAAAATTCCCTTCCCTGTTCCGCCTCCTTTAGTTTCATCATCAGTTTCCTCAGCCAAAATTGGAGCATAAGGCTTGGATGGATCTTTATAAGAATGTAGGATATAACCAATAAGAGTTAAAGCATAATTTCTTCTTGCCTCATCATCACCAGAAACTTTCTCAATAAAATTAAAGTATTCGCAAAGCGATGGATCAAAATCTTGGTCGATTGATATATCGAAGTTAAAATTTACTTGAGATTTCCAAATAGCTTTATCAAGTTGTCCATAACTTAAAAGTTTTACTTCATCTTTCGTTATTACAACAATACCATTTTTAAAAGCAAAGTAACATTTGTCTGCTTCATCTCTTAAAATGTCAGGATTTTTATGCTCAAGGAACTCAAAGAAAGAATTATTAAAGTAAGAGTCTGATCCCTTGTAAATTAACTCAAGTAAGTT